AGACTGCCTCACTTGCTGCGTATGCAAGGTTATTCCTATTAAGGACTGACGCTACTTCGCAGGCAGAAATCAGGCTTTATGCAGATGCTGTTGGGGATATATGTTCATGTATTGCAGAGGAGAGTTGGGATGCACTCACTAGAGGTAAGTAAGGTGTTTATTGTCTACTGTATTTGGACGCTTAGTTTCTTCCTATGCCTGTTTAACGCTATCGGCTTTATTTCCATTCCTTGGGGTTTCGCATTGCTCCCTTTTGGCACTTCACTCGTAGCTTTAATTATTCTCATTATCTATGTAAACCTTGAAGGGAGCGATACGCGATGACTAGAGCCTTACTGATTGATGCCGATATTTTCTGCTTTCAAGCTGCTTCCGCAGTCGAAGAAGAAATACATTGGGGAGATGATCTGTGGACGCTACATTCTGATATAGGCCGCGCCAAAGCTAAAGTTCTAAGTGATTTGGATAAGGTGGCAACAACTATTGGTGGGCATTGTGAATTTGTTATCTGCTTGACTGATAAGGCTAACTTTAGAAATGAGGTGTTACCTTCCTACAAAGAGAATAGGAAAGGGAAGCGCAAGCCTCTGGCCCTAGCCGCTTTAAAAGAATGGTTAGCAGGTGAGTATGAGTCTTTCACTAGACCTAATCTGGAAGCAGATGACTGCATGGGAATCCTCGCTACATGGGATGCCTATAAGCCGGATACGACTAAGGTTATTGTGAGTGAGGATAAGGATATGCAGACCATTCCTTGTTACCTATTTAACCCTGCAAAGGATAAAGAGATCAGGGTTATTAGTGAGCATGAAGCTGATTATTACCACTTAAAGCAGGCATTAATGGGGGATTCCACGGACGGCTATAAAGGTTGCCCTGGCATCGGTGAAGTTGGTGCTACAAGACTGCTAGATAAAGGACTTTCATGGGATGCGGTTGTCTCTGCATTTGCTAAGAAAGGACTGACACAAGACGATGCACTTACACAAGCAAGGGTAGCTAGAATCTGCCGAGCATCAGACTACGACTTCAAGAATAAAGAGGTTATTTTATGGACACCGTAATACGGCAGTCAGGGGGAACGCATTATGAAAGAGGCGAATTTATGGACTCATTAAAACGGCAGGTAGGTGGGAATCACTACGTTAACAAAGTTATTCAACCATTAACTTATTGTGTAGAGAATAAGCTAGACCCCTATCAATTTAATATCGTCAAGTACGCGACAAGAATGTATGACAAAGGTCAGTGCTTATCTGACATAGAGAAGATAATTCATTACGCACAGTTGGCTAAAGATAACGCAATTAAAAAGGGAATTAAATGAGAGAGAATCACGTTAAAGAGTTCATGGAAGCGACTATGCAGACAGTTGGTTTGAACTTAACATCAAGCGATGTGGATGCAGTAGATGAGACTTTAGCTTTGGAAGGAACACTTATCGCTGAAGAGTGTAAAGAGTTCTTAGATGAATTAATTGCTTTACGCCAGACGCTTACTGATGGGCATGAAATAACAAATGAGATGATTGGTAAGTTCTTAAAGGAATTAGCTGATCTGCGGTATGTCACTAGCCATTGTGCTGCTGCTTTTGGGTTACCTGCGGCCATAGCCTTTTACGAAGTACACCACAGCAATATGTCTAAGCTTGATGACGATGGTGAACCCGAACTCAGAGCAGATGGCAAGGTATTGAAAGGTGATAACTACATAGCACCTGATTTTGATTTCATAGTGGAGCAATATGTCGATAAAGATTAAGAGAAATAGAAACACCCTTTTATCGCAACAAGCAACAACCCTCCTCACCGATTACTACACTCTCCCCGAAGAAGATATCCAAGAAGCATTCGCCAGAGCAGCAGAAGCCTACTCCGGTGGTGATAAAGGATTAGCCCAAAGACTCTACGACTACGCCTCTAAAGGGTGGTTCATGTTCTCAAGTCCTATTCTAAGTAACGCCCCTAAGAAGGGAGAGAAGAATAAGGGGTTACCGATCTCCTGCTTCTTATCTTATGTTCCAGATACCTTAGAAGGGTTAATCGAACATCAAGCAGAACTAGCATGGTTGTCAGTTAAAGGTGGTGGTGTAGGTGGACATTGGTCAGATGTACGAGCGGTAAGCGATAAAGCCCCTTCACCCATTCCTTTCATGAAAGTCGCTGACTCAAGCATGACAGCGTATAAGCAAGGGAAGACACGAAAGGGAAGCTACGCAGCATACTTGGATATTAGTCACCCTGACATATTGGAGTTCTTAGATATCAGAGTTCCAACTGGTGGGGATGCTAACCGTAAATGTTTCAACATGAACAATGCGGTGAACCTCACGGATGAGTTCATGGAGAAAGTAATTAAGGATGAGGAAATGAACTTGGTTGATCCGCATGACGGTTCTGTCAGGGATGTAATCTCAGCCAGAAAGTTGTGGGAGAAGGTACTGGAAGTTCGCTTTAGAACAGGTGAACCATATCTTAACTTCATTGATGAAGCTAACCGAAAGTTACCTAGTGCATTAAAGAAGAAGGAACTAAAGATTCACGGCAGCAATTTATGTAATGAGATTCACTTGCCCACCAGTGAGGACAGAACTGCTGTCTGTTGCTTATCTTCCGTGAACCTAGAGAAATGGGAAGAGTGGAAAGCCAGCAATTTGGTGGGTGACCTC